GTATCTTCTGTCTCCATGTCTTCCAATCTGTTTTCTCATCAGCAGTAACAGGTGCATCCTCTAACATTGTCCAGTCAGATGTATGCAATAGAAAATCTCTCCAGATTTTAATCCTAGTTAATGATAAACCTTTCTCTTTCTCTATTATCTTAGTTACTATACCATTAACATCTGTCTCTACTACTGATAGAGATGCATCAAATGCCTCTCTTGCAGCAGTAACCATATCTCTTACATTCTCAATGGTTGGTTCTGTAAACTGATAGTCTTTCCAATAATACTGTCCAGTAGTATGATTACGTACATACTTCTGCTTATCACATTTCCATGTCTCTGATGAACCATTACTATATTCAAACTTTACTAACTTATCCCTATCAGCACTCCACAAAGGATATAATACTGGTACAAAATAAGCATCCCAACTGGTATCAGATATGGTTTGAGTATTACCACCTCTTGTTACACGATGGGTAGCACCGTCAATAATTAATGTGTTATTGTTTAATTCCATTTTACACTGGTTGTTGATAGAACCATCCTGTTACTATGTATTTAGTTCGTTTAAGTACTAGATTGCCCTTATGAGTATGAGTAAATGAACCAGGAAATATACAAACTGTTCCTGTGGTGGGTTTAATCCTTCTCTTTTGATAGAAAAACTCTGTCTCTCCTCCTTCAAAATCTTCATTGAGATATATTGTCCACACTAAATCTCTATTCTGTTCATTCCATGAACCATTCTCATGATGAAATACATGATAACCACCACCTTCAGGTGTCTTCTGCATCTTTGAAGTCCATGATGTAAGAGGTACTTTAGCTAGTGCAGAGTATTCAGTACAATAATGATTAAGACATGCTTGTAGATATTGATTAACACGTGCATTCAACATACTATCCATATTGTCTAGCATGAGAGCATAGTCTTTTCTTCCCAATTGCTTATCCTGAAACTGATCAGCACCTACCATTGCATTTGCTTCAGCAGCAAATGGATTCAACGGTTTAAGATCCTTCTCCATATTTCTTTGGACTGCACCCTCTTCCCATCTCTCAAAGAAATGAATAAGATCATTACAGAATGCAGATGGTACAAAATTAGGCCAAACAGCAATGAAATCATCAAACTCAGCTTTCTCACCCATCATATTGACAGGTATAATAGGCGTGACCATCTCCATGTAGTTGGACGCACCTGTTCCAGTTATAGACATAATTTAATCAATAAGCTTTTATCAAATATTTAACCCTAAAGTATTTTAGCACAAGAGGCACTGCTTGTCTAGGTACTATTGCAGGAGCAACACTTATTGACTCAGCACCAGTCATAGTCAATGTACCTTCATTCATACTAATACCAGCAGCAGAAGGATTAACACTCATGTTATCCTGTGAGATAAAGTTAACAGTCTTACCATTATCATTAGATTTACCATCATTCCACTTATGAATACCATAAGGAGCTTGTGATCCACCGTCCTGTGGGTAAGCATCATGAGTACCACCACCTGAATAGTTTGTTCCACTAACATCACCAGCAGCACTAGGGAATGATCTACCAGAACCCCATATAATTCTCACAATTCCAGGTCCACCATCACCAGGATCAGATGCTACTGCACTAGATGAGTGATGATAGTTTGCACCACCTCCAGCACCATATCCTTGACCATCACCACCAAATGCATCATTATATACTGTACTACCACCAGTACATTCTGTTCTAGAATTCATTATAATACTACCATTACTATTGTCTGTTATCGTCCAACCAATACCAGCAGGGTTATCTGCCCATGTATCATAACCAGGAGTAGAAATATTGGTTACCTGAAATGTTATAATATGTGGTCCTTCTGTAAGACCTGTTAATGTAACAGATGTTGATGGTGTACTAGGTGTTGGTGTAGATATTGAATTAAATGATTGTGTCATTAATGTACTACCATTAGGTGCTAACCAACTCATAATACCTTGATTATCACAAGCCATTTCTACAGTAATACTATTATATCCAGCAGCAGGTACATCTAACACAGCACCACCTACTTGTGCTTGTCCTAGGTAAGGATCAACAGTACCCATAGCTTGAACAGCAGGGTATATTGCATAATCTAACAGAAATGCTGTCCATACAGCAGCACTACCAGATGATATATTACCAGAATTTACTGCGACCCAGTTCTTTGTACGTGCTTGTGGTGATGCTGTATTCTCACCATTCAAACCACCTGAACCTGCCTGACCTCCAGATACTACACTGTAAGTAGAAGTAACAGCATTACCACCAATACCATCAGAGCCAATTCCTAACTTACCTGTACCACCGCCACCAGCACCACCATTCACACCACCAGCAAGGTTGTAGTCACCACCAGCTCCAGCACCACCAGATCCAGATGGAGCATTTTTTGATGTTCCACCTCCACCGTTACCAGCATAGCCAGCTGCACCACCGCCACCACCATATGTGGTAGAATCGCCTCCCATACCACCACCACCAGCAGTACCACCTGACCATGTTGTTGAGTCAGCAATTCCACCTAAATGAGATCCTGGTCTTCCTACACCACCACCTCCAGCAGAACATGTTAAGTAGTTGTTAAAGTAAGATGTTCCTCCATTTCTTCCAGTACCTATTATTGCACCAGTATCACCTACACCACCTTTACCAACTTTTAAATTATACTGTGTCCCTGGTGTAACACTCATACCACTGATCCATGCTAAGGCTCCACCACCTCCACCAAGGTTACCTCCACCTCCACCAGCACCACCACCAATACAAAGTACTGATATTTCTGTGACTCCAGAGGGAACAATCCACGTATCATACTTATCAACACCTACAGTTGTAGTAAATTCTGCCTGACCTTCAGCATCAGTTGGTGTTTCAGCAGCATTCTCATGAGCATACTTAGCTGCTATATCATATGAATACATATCCTTCGGTGTATCCAATGCTGAATCACTACCACTCTTTACTGGTCTTTCTAACGCCAACCAATGTGTATGTGATGCTGGTGTACCTCTTTCTGGATCATAGTCAAGAATAGCACCATAAACAGTTTCATATCCTTTCTGGTTATCATAGTTTGAAGTTGAACCAGATTCCATAGTTTGTCTCTGGTCATGTCCACTAGTAAGAACTGTATGGTTATGTGGTGGTGGACCTGATAAAGTTTTCTCTTCTAAAGGTCCAATTGTTAAAGTGGCTTGACCTGTTAATGATCCAGTAATAAATGCTGTTACACTATCATAACCACTGACCCTAGCACTACCAAAACTATACTCCTTTAACTGTCTTGCTCTAGATATATACCACTCACCACCTACATCTCCTACTTCCATAGAAGCATCGTCAGGTGTTATTGAACCAGGTCCATCTATACCACCTGGTCCATTAATTCTTTTCATTCTTAGATCAGGTACTTTAAATGTACCTAAGTCAGTGCTTCCTGCTGTATGACCTGCTCTACCTGTCTTTGAACCATTCCAATTCTTTATATTTACATTAGCATCACCACCATACTTATTACCCAAAACCTCATATAATAATGGGAAATCAGATATATTTAAGTCTTGTCCTTCACAATAAACATAACCAGGATAATTATATGCTACCTTATCTTTATCAATAACATTTGATGTACTGTGAGCATCTACATACACAGCAATAATTGACCCAATGGGAGCTCCCATGTCTGCTGATAAGTCAGAGTAATGGTGGTTATATAAACCCTGATCTCTTTTGTTAGCGAAAATAGGCATTAGAACTTAATTAGATATTCGAGAACAATATATGGTGAGACAACATCATCAAATTTAATAACAGTGCTTGTCCTTAGATTAACCTCTGCGGTTAATCCATCAGGTCTCACAGTTTGTACATTAGTAGTGGCTTCATACTGAGTATTACCATACTCACGTTGTAGTCTATGAGTATGTAATGTATAATCTGTTGTCTCAGATCCTGGTGGTGATTCACTAGCATCAACAGTATTCTTAGCAGCAGGATATTCAACTTGGTTTCCTTCATCACCAGTTCTAGTATCATATGCCCATGCTTCACCTAAGTTAATAGTGGTTACATTTGGCCATGATGTAGCAGTGTAATCATTTACTGATACATTATTAGGATTCCATAATGATGGTAATGCAGTTACAGTAGAGTTTGCACCACTAGCATCTGCCCATCCCATGAAATACTTGTTCCAATCAGTACATCTCCATGCACAGTTACCTAATCCACCAATACTATTCTTTGTCTGATAATATTCTTGTGCTCTAGCATTACATTCACTTACATTTAAACTAGCTGTATAACTATAGTCTTGTGCTCTTAAATATGATGGTCTAGAGAGATTTGGATAAGCTGGATGATCTTTAACTGCAACATAATTTATAGTAGTATGATGCATGTGAGGTCCAAAATCACCAGAGTCTACACTTTCAGCCTCAGTTTGAGTTGGGATAGTCCATCCTATATTACCATTTAATGCAAAGTTCTGTTGTGGTACAGTAAATACACCGTTAAATGAAACTTGAGCAGTATCACCAACATTAGAATTAATATTTACACCAACACCAGCCTTCTTAACTACACTAGAATTAGCACCAGTACCACTTATTACCGTTGCATCATTAGTAATACCTACATTACCAGAGGCAGATGCTTGAATATGTTTTGAACCTAGATCAGGAACTTGAAATTGATTATCATTTAATGTTGTATTCTCTTTCTTGTATATACTACCAGAACCTGTCCCAAGTATTTCTGCTAACCTTGGATATAAATCTGAACTATAAACAGCTCCATCACACTTTAAATAACCTGCTGGTAAATCTGTCTTATTTGCAACAGTGTTTGGATCTGGATCGACAACAGTACTAGACCAGTTAATTATAGTACCTGGTGCATTACCTAATTTTGCTTTTTCCTTTTGATAATGCTTCATTTAGAATGCCCTGATCAGATACATCATACTCAACGAAGGAGTTTTCATATCAACATTAATATTTAGTGCTGATGGAATATTCTGTGCTGCTACAGTATTTGCAGTACCAGACAGAGAACTTGATATCTTAATATCATCTACTGGTACGATAGTTGGACACTTCAAATATCCAGGATTCATAGTCACTTCAAATGTATAGTGTGAGTGCATTCCCTGATTTTGGTGGTATTCATTATTATGATCCAAAGTAGTACCAAATGTCTTGGATGTACTAGCATCTTGAGGATCAAATAAATTAGTAGCAATAGCATCTGCAGCAGTTTGCTGACCTATCATACCAGCAGTACCATTATATGAATACCAGTTTTTCAAAGATGTATATCTACCATACTCAGTATGACTAGACATTACTGGGTTGGTATGTGATCCAGCAACAGTACCATCATAAGTTGCACCTATAGGTCTAGGTATCGGACCTGCCCATACAGGTTGTGGTGCAGAATATGCCTGACCAGTAGATCCAACATAGTTTGCATTTGATAGCCTAGGTTGAGACATATCAACTAATGTAACACCCTGACTATATCTTGTTACATAACCATATCCACCAGGATTACTACCAACTGAGAAGGCATCTCCACCTGGTAATATCTGTGCTTCTTTATCATTACCTTCACAGCATCCTAGAGCAGTTGGACACTCAAATCCTTCAACTGCTTCACCTTCAAGTAATGCACTAGGATATCCAGATAGGTTAGCTGGATTAGAATGTCTATGACTAGGCATATGATCCTTACTAAGTTTTCTAGGTATCACATAGAATGTCTTGAAATATGATGGTGGGTTAACTGTAAATCCTTTAATCTGTCCTGTTAAATTACCAGAATCAGATACTGTAAAATTAACGTCAGCAGGTGCATTCATTGATGTTGCTGGACTAACACCACTACCATCACCTGATATTAGTTGTGTTCCTCCCTGTGGTATTAATACATCATTAACAGAGGGACGAATCCATTCAACTTTCAATACAAGAGGTGTCACACCTGATGGTAAATCCACTGCTTGTATAGTTATAGTATCATTTATTGCATATCCTGTTCCACCATCAGTAATAGATGTAACAGCAGCTCTACCAGTACTATCAACGTCAAGTACAATAGTCAAACCACTACCAGTACTATCATCAGCAGTTAAAGGTCCGAAAGTATATGTTGTACTTGCTCTTAAGTCATCTATTTCACCAGATGTGATAGACAATCCACCAACTGAATTACTCTCAGCTGTTTGTCCCATCTGCAAATGAGCATACTGTGCTGCTGAGCTCACATATGATGGTTCATAATCAGTAAGAACCCTACCATTTAAGTTAGGTAATCTAAAGACATCACCACTAATGTATGAACCATATGCTCTACCATTAAGACCACCAGTAGGTCCATAGGTATTACCAAGAACAGAAGCAAGAATAGGATATTCCATACCTTCTAATGTCTGTCCAGTACACTCCAACCACCCTTGAGGTATTGATGCTCTATCACCAGACCAAGGGAGTATTGTCCCAACGGACGCTCCCTGCATTTTCCTAGTAGACTCGTAATATTTCATCGGTTTATATCTCCGCTAGCCACCATCCTTGGTAAGTGGACGGTATTGTATTTGCCTCACTGTCTTCGGAACCAGCATATACTAGACCAAATCCAGCATTACGTGTCTGAACTATAAGTTCACCACCTTGATATGAACTACTTAGTCCACCAGCATTTGTTCCTTGTGCATCACCTTGCATTCTAACACCCAAAGGAGCACGAATGATTAATGATGCATCATAAGAGAGGTTACCTCCAACCTCAATGAATCTAATCATATCACCAGTCTCTGCATCAGCAGGTAGTGTGAATACAGTATCAGCAGCAATGGTAATCATATAGTTCTTACCACTTTCTAGTGTAGCAGTAGATGTAACATATGTCCAATGTCTACCACCATTCTTATTATAGAACTTAGTAACACCAAATGCATCAATAGCAGCATCCTGACGGATTCTGTAGTTACGATTAGCATTTACACCCAAGTTAGTGATGTTCAGTGCATAATCTGTAACAGCAGGTGTTGCAGTAGATGTGCTAACAATGTTAACATGACCACCGTTGACTGTTAAATCACCATCTCCTAGTGCAGAACCAGAAGTACCGATTCTTGTATCACCAGTCTGTGCATCAACTTCAAATGTAGCAGTAGAAGCACCACCGAATTGAACTCCAGTTGCACCACTGTAGACTTTAAAGTCATCATTGATTGATAGTAGACCACCAACTAGTGTGTTACCTGTAGCAGAATTAACATAGAATGAGTTTTCTGCAGAATCAACAGAACCTGCCTCACTATTGTTATTAAGTCTAAGGTTACCAGATAACCATTCCTCACCATTCTTATTAATGATTGCTTTAGGAGCAGCTTCAGTACCAACACCAACGATAGTTAACTTACCATCGCTATCAACTGTTAGTCTTGTAGCAGGTAGTGTCTCACCATTGACTATTCTAAACTGGTTATCAGTAGAGTTTGTATCAGCATTACCATAAAGGTTCATCGTAAAGTCTTGATCGCCAAGAACATTAGATGTAACACCACCATATACAGAGTCAATTACGAATCTAAGTGCATTAGTACCATCATTAACAATAAACTTCTCAGAGTTAGTATTGTTAACTGATACAATCTGTACAAATTCACCAGATGGACAAGATGAAGATGGATTAAGTCTTAGATAATCATTTTGATTGAACTGTCCACCAAACTCAGCAAGTGATAGTAATGTATCACTGAAGTTAAGAACAGCAGATCCAACTGTACCGCTAATTGGAACTGTAGAACCACCAGGATCAAGTGATAACTCAAACCTTGTGATGCTATTACCAGTATCATTAACTGCTTGTACAACGAAGTAGGTTGCTGTAGTATTAACACCAACAATACTTCCAGTATTGGTGAACTTAACTGCATCACCTGATGCTAGTTCGCCAATAGGAACTTCAAGTGAATTAGATACTGGATTAATAGCACTAATTGTAGGTGTAGTAGAGTTCTGTGGAACACGTCCAAGTAGGAATGTTGCACTTGGTGACTTCTCTAACTTACGAATAACGGTGTTATCATTATGAATTGCTACAGTTGTACAATCTGTACCTCTAGAAACCTTAACTCTTCTGTTATTCTTATCAGCACCAGGTGAGACAACCTCAACTAATTCTGTTCCGATAATAATAATATCACCAATATTAATACCTTCCACGTTATTAAGTGGTAGATACTCATAATCTACATCACCAGAGTTATTTGTCCATGTAGTAGTTGAACCACCAACAGCACCAGAAGTATCAATCTTTGTTTTATCTAATGTTAAAGCAACAGCAACACCTGGTGTACCAGTTACAGAAACCTTATCGGTTGTAGAAGCAGTTGTAGAAACTTGAACATTATTTCCACTTTGATTAATAATATAGTATATGTCGTTGGTATTAACACCTGTTAATCCACTTACATCAGTGAATTTAACTTGGTTACCATCAATGAAGTAGTTTTGTACTAATGTTAATGTACCATCCGAGTTGTTAACGCTGCTAACAGTCTCTGAACCATCAATATCATCAACAAACTTATAGAAGTCAACATTAAGATCAGTTAGAGATCCAGTAGCATGAGCAACCTTAGATGTACCAAGTTTTGCTCTTTGAACTGTAACAGTACCACTATTGGATCCACCATGCATAGTGGTATCACCATAGATGTCTGCATCACCATTAACTTTTAAGGAGTTTCTAATAGTTGTTGAACCAGCAACACCACCAAAGTTTAATACAGATGCTCTTGATGCAAAGTTAACTTCAGAACCAGCACCAGCTCTTGTGAATAGATTGATAGTCTGTGAATTAGACTGTAGATCACCACCATTAACATCTAAGTCACCGTCAAGTATGGTCTGAGCATTCTTAATTGTGAACGTAGAGTTAGCAGTGTTACTAAATGCACCACCAAATGTAAGTACTGACTTGTTAGTAGCACCATCAGCAACAAC